TTCTCCAATATCTCCCAAAACAGGCAAGACCGTCATGACTTCACGGTGATCGAGCCGCTCGGAGTCGGCGTTGCAGCAGACCAGCCGAGATTGGTCTCGCCGACTTTTTGGGTTGAGAATTTCGGGGATGCCATTGCCACTTGGACGGCCGCAAACCTTGGTCGTGATCTGTTTCCTTGGCAGCGGTTTTTTTTGGAGCGTGCAACCCAGTACGGAGAAGACGGTGTGTTTGTTCACAGCACCGCTATCGCATCAACTGGTCGTCAGAACGGCAAGACATCGATGTTGGCTGGAGTGGTGGGCTGGGCCCTTGTCGAGTTGCCTCGTATCTGGGGACGCCCGGTGCGTATCTTGTCAACCGCTCATGAGTTGGCGTTAGCGACCGAAGTGTTTGAGGAGCTGCGCGAAACGTTTGAGTTGTGGGAGGAGTCGGGTCTGTGCAAAGTGACGTGGGCGTATGGTCGACACAAAGTTGTGATGGCGGACGGTTCGTCTTATGTGGTGAAAGCCGCGACCGGCAAGAAACACGGTGGCACTTACGACATCATTTTGTGTGACGAGTTGTGGGCCATTGCTGAGGCCGCATATTTCGGTGCGTTGAAACCAAGCCAGATTGCTGTGCCCAGTCCCCTAGCAATTTTGACGTCAACAGCCGGCGACGAATCATCAAAGGTGATGACACGTTTACGCGAACAGGCGTTGGCGGGTATTGACCGTGGCGAACCGTCAAGTTTGTTTATGGCTGAATGGTCACTGCCGACAGAGGTGTCCCCTGATGACGCTGAGTATTGGGGGTATGCAAACCCGAGCCTCGGCAGAACTATTACGGTGCGGGCGTTGCAAGATGCGTGTGCTGCACCCGATCGTTCCATGTGGCTTCGAGCGCACTGCAATTTGTGGGTTGCCGCAGCTGGGGCGTGGCTTCCACCGGGTATGTGGGCCAGCCGTAAAACAGACGACGAATGCCCTGAGGAAAAGTCTGTGCTGTGTGTGGATTCTTCTGTGGATGATTCAAAGTATGTGGGTATCCGTTGCGGCCTCACTGAAGATAAACGCATTATCGCCACCATTGAATTTGTGGCGGATTCCAGTCGAGGTATGTGGGTAGAAATTGAAAAAGCAATGACGGCTAATCCAAAACTGCGTCTTGGCATAACGCCCAGTCTCGATCTGCACACACCCGAACGTTTACATGCGCGTCGTTTTGTGTGGGGCTATGCAGAGCTTCTGAAATTCACTGGTGTTGTTCGCAGCATGATCTATGAAGGCACGTTGGAACACACCGGCGGTGAAATGCTCGCTGAACATGTAAACCGTGCGGTGCTTGTTCGAGCGCAAGGCGCTGTTGTTGTTTCATCGCAACGCTCCCCCGGTGCTATTGAAATGGCACGTTGTTTAATCGCAGCTGCCTCTGCTGTTTCTCGACCCGGAGGTTCCGCAAAACCTGCGTTTGCCAGTTCAATATAGATAGTTGCATTTGCAACTAGTTGGTGTCACACTTGTTGCAATGGGTTTATTTAAGACCAGCAAGCCAGCATTCAATAGCGCGCCTATCAAGGCCGCAGCTGGCGCGTCTTATATCGGCAACTTCATCACCTACCAGACTGGTACCGCCGAAACACGCGCTCTTTCGATCCCGACGGTGAGCCGCGCACGCGATCTCATTGCTGGATTAGTAGGCGCTCTCGAATTGAAGCACTACTCAAAACAGTGGACTGGCGAACGGTACGAAGAAATTTATTTGCCGTTAGAACCATGGATGGAACGACCCGATCCAAAAGTCACCCGGTCATTCTTTTTCGTAAACATTTTTAGCGACTTGTTTTTCTACGGCGTTGCCTACGCCTACATCACGTCACGCTACGCCGACGGACGGCCCGCCACGTTCACTTGGCTTCCCGCAGCAAACATGTCAAGCACCAAGCAGACAGGTATTCCACAGTTTTTCGGCCAGTCAACACAGCTCATGTTCAACGGTCAAAACATCGAGAACCTTGACGACGTGTTGCAGTTCATCAGCCCCATTGAAGGTTTATTAAAAACTGGGGCGCGGTCTATTGATACAAGTCTCTATCTGGACGCCGCAGCCGACAAATACGCCCAGCTGGAAACAGTGCCCGGCTATTTGCAGCAAGTTTCAGGTGAAGACATGTCCGGCGACGACCTTGGTGATCTTGCAGCAGCATGGGCCGCCGCGCGTAAACAAAACGCTATTGGTGCGTTGTCATCACAAATCGAATTCAAAGAATTCAAACACTCACCACAAGACGTAAACGCGCAACAACGCAAATACCAAGCTCTTGAAATGGCACGTTTGTGCAACGTCCCCGCTTACCTCGTTTCCGCGCCCACAGAAGGTGCCAGCATGACGTACCAAAACGCAGAGCAGGCTAGGCAGGACTTGTATTTGTTCGGCGCACGCATCTACCTCGACTGCATTGAACAAACGCTCTCTGGCGACCAAATCATGCCAAGAAATCGTTTTGTGGAATTTGATATTGAGGACTACATCGGCGTCTCTGACGGAAACGATGATCCCGCCATTATGCAAGAACCAGCAGCACAGAAAGTACCAGCATGATTGAATTCATAACCGTTCCCATCACGCTTGACGCGGCCGCAGGTGAAGAATCACCGCGCACCATTACCGGCATTGCAGTCCCATGGGATACACCAGCAACGGTAAGCAGTGGCGAATCAGTCATGTTTACTCGCGGAGCGTTTGACGTCAACGCCAAAGCTCCAAAGTTGCTGGAAGGCCACGATATGAACGCACTTCGAGGCGTTGTCACTGAAGTAGTTGACGCCGAAGAAGGCTTGTTGTTTACAGCCAAGTTTGCAAAAACAGCAGCTGCAAACGACGCCATTGAGCTAGTGAAGGCTGGCGCTTACGACTCAGTAAGTGTTGGCGCACAACCAGTCAAATTTAAGTACGACAAGAACGGAACCATGGTTGTCTCGCAAGCCAATCTGGTCGAAATCAGCTTGGTCGCACAGCCCGCATTCAAAGACGCGGTCATCACAGAAATCGCCGCCTCAGAACCGGAACCAGAAACTCCAGAGGCAGACGAACCCCAACCCGACAACATTCCTGAGGAGGAAAACATGTCACCAGAAACAAACGCGGTTGAGGCTTCGGCTGAAATCGTCCCATCCACCCCAATCTTTGCGGCCGCACGCCGTGAAGTTCCAATGCCAACAGCAGCCGAATACATTGCAGCAGCAATTTCAGGTGGCGACCAATGGCTCGCTATGTCTGCATCATTGCGTGCAGCTGCACCAGACGTCACCACAAGCGACACCGCTGGCATCCTTCCAATACCCATTGTCCAGCCTGTCTACAACAACTTCCGTGGCTTGCGTCCAATCATCGACGCATGTGGCGTTAAGGCAATGCCCGGCGGCGGAAAAGTATTTATCCGCCCAGAGGTAACGACCCACACAAGCATGGGCAACCAAGCAACAGAGAACACCGCACTTCAGTCGGGCACTCTCGTTGTGACGTCAAACCAAGTTACAAAAGCAAGCTACGGCGGCTATGTATCCATCTCCCTTCAGGATCTTGAGTGGACTGACCCAGCAATTTTGCAAGTTGTTCTTGACGACATGTCACGCATCTACGCAAACCAGACTGACACCGTTGCTGCAACAAACCTCGTAGCAGGTGCAACAACAACTCGCGTACTTTCCAACGCAAACCTCACAAGCCCATCAGCTTGGGTTGCATGGGTATACGGAGCAGCACAGACCATCCTTACTTCATCAAACGGAAACCTTCCTGACACGTTGTTCATCGCCCCTGACCAATGGGGAAATTTAGGCCAGCTCGTCGATTCAAGTGGCCGTCCGTTGTTCCCACAAGTGGGCCCGATGAACGCATTCGGCACAGTGCAAGCAGGTTCAACCGACGCATACGCATTCGGATTGAAAGTGGTCGTAGACCGCAACCTTGCAGCAGGAACAATCATTGTTGGCGACACATCAGGCTTCGAAATTTTCGAATCTATGCGCGGAGCATTGTCAATTGAGGCACCATCAACCTTGTCACGCGTCCTTTCATGGTCAGGTTCATTCGCAACCCTCATGATTGACGACAGCAAGTTTGTTAAGCGCGTCGCTTCCTAATCCCCCACAGGCACAAAGGTAAACACCATGGCAACATTTGATCTAGCGTTTAATGAACGTCGAGACGGTGTTGCCGTGGTGCAAACCTTCGTCCCAACGCAAATACAAGTAGAAGATTCGGTCACGATTGCTGGAGCCGGCAACAACCTTGACGGCACCCATTCAGTCTTGTCAACCGAGCAGTTTTATTTCGTGGGCGTTGACCAATACGGCGGATTGAAATTTGATTACGACCAAATCGTTGAAAATCAAATCCTGTTCTACTCGGCGTACTCAAATCTTGTACGAGCAGTAGCAACAGGCACCGTTTCGTTTACACCAGCAATCACATGGTGTACAAACGCCAACGTGATTGAGTGGCTTGGCATTGACTCAGCCACAGCAAACGACACCGCATTTATTACTAAATGTGTGGCGGCCAGCAACTACTGGTGCTGGAACAAACGACGCGAAGCCGGCTACGGCCAAGACTCACAAAATGTCGCACCGAATGATTCAGTAAAAATGGGCGCAATTCTCTATGCAGCCACCTTGTACCGAGAACGTGGCACATCAGGCGATAGTTACGGCTCATTTACCTCCATGGGGCAATTCCAGGCTCCAGTGTCGCTCTCACGCATCATGCAGCTGCTTGGCTGCGGACGCGCACAGGTCGCATAATGGCCGCGTCAGGCATCCTCTACACGGCTGTCAACACAGTCAAAAGCTCGCTAACCGCGTTAGGTCTTGTACCGATTACAGACCCGCGCAACGTGCGCCCATTGTCAGTTCTGATCCAACTGCCAACGTCAAACAATTTGAACTACAACATTGGCGACATTGACATTCGACTTTCCATTTGCGCGCCGCCACCGGGCAACCAAGACGCTGGGGACTACCTCATGACAGTCGCAGACACCATCATGAATTCAGACATGGCAGTCACCGATATGCGCCCGGGCTTCCTTAGCACTGGCGGTCAAGACCTACCCACCTACGACTTGACAGTTCGTCTTGCCGTCAACAGAACACCATAGGAGAACACATGAAATACATCATTGTTTCTGAGCTTGTCGGAACACCCGGCGAAGAATTTGTACCCCCAGAGGGTACGAACGTTGAAGCGCTCATTGAGGGCGGTTTCATCACCACCAAAAAATCAACCACAGAAAAGTCAGAGGAATAAACCATGGCAACATCAACCTATTTGGCAAACCCAGTCGTCACGGTCAACGCTGTTGCGCTGACTGGCTTCTGCACAAAGGCAACACTTACCCGCAAGTTTGAAAGCATCGACACAACTGCGTTCGGTCAGACATCACGCGAGTATTCAAGCGGCCTCATTGAAAACGAAGTCACCATGACATTGTTCATGACCTACGGAACATCTGAGGTTTACGCAACACTCAAAGGCCTTGTCGGCACAAAGTTCCCAGTGACGTTGAAAGCATCATCAGCTGTAACAAGCCTCACAAATCCGCTCCATACGATTACCAATATGTATCTCGAAACACTTCCAGTGCTGGATACATCCGTGGGCGACATCAGCCAAATTGACATCACCCTGACCGGTGGTGTCTACGCCGAAACCACCTCGTAAACAAACCAGAACAGGGAGAAACAAATGAAAATCAC